ACCATGGCTTTACCAAGACTTGAAGTGCCAACATATGAAATTGAATTGCCACTTTCGAAAAAGAAAATAAAATACAGACCCTTCCTTGTCAAAGAACAAAAGAATCTTTTGATGGCAATGGAATCTGGTGATGCGGATACTATTCAACACAACATCAGAGAGATTCTGAATGTTTGTACAATGACTGAAGGCGTTGATTTGGATGAACTTCCAATTATCGATATCGAATATTACTTTATCAATCTGAGAGCAAAATCTGTTGGTGAAATTTCGGAATCAAAGTATCGTTGCAACAATAAAGTTACCGACACGAAAGAGTGTGGCAATATCATGGAGTCGAAAATCAATTTGACTGAGATATATCCAGAATCCGAGGAGGTAGTTGATCCAGAAATTGCAATCAATGATAAGATTGTTGTGAAGATGAAATATCCACAATTTGGGTTGATCAAAGATTCTATTGATATGGACAATATCACTGATGTTACATTTAATATGATCGCAAGTTCGATTGAACACATCTATGATGGTGAACAGTTTCATTATGCAAAAGAAACAACAAAAGAAGAGTTGCTTGAATTCGTTGAAAGTATGAGTCAAGAACAATTTGATAGGGTCGAACACTTCTTCAACAATATTCCAAAATTGAAGAAGAAAATTGCAATAACATGCTCAAAGTGTGGTTTCGATCACAGCTTAGAGGTGGAGGGCCTCGAAAGTTTTTTCGGCTTATAATTTGTTATGATGATTTAAAAAACTATTACAAGACAAACTTCTCATTGATGCAACACCACAAATATAGTTTGTCTGAGCTTGAGAGTATGATACCTTGGGAGAGGGATATCTACATCACATTATTAATACAGTATCTTGAAGAAGAAAACCTAAAACTAAAAGAACGAAGTAGACAATAATGGCAGATATAAATGATTCAACAAAAAAGACTACCAAAAGTTTGATGGGTGGTCTATTGAGTCTTTTGCGCGGCAGTAATAAAGATTCGGAAATACTTGGTAAAAACGCATCCGATTCTGAAGTTCTTGGTGGTATATACAAGTTGATGGTTCAAAAAGAAAATTTGAACAGACTTGATTATGAGAAAAGAAAAAATTATGCTGAAGAGCAAGACATTGAACAAGCTAGACGACATGCTGAAATAGTTAAGGCACTAACTGTTCGTAGAAAGCCTGCACCAAAGAAAGCTAAAGCAAAAAAGCCGTTTAGATTACCAACTTTACCTGGTCGCAAACCAGTTCCGAGAGTAACTAAACCTGGTGCGCCAGCTGCACCAAAACCTGCGCCAGTACCAAAACCTGCTGAACCAACTGCGCCTACTGTACCGAAACCTAGTGCGCCTGCACCAAACACAGCAGCACAAGAGGCTGCTAGAAGAGCGCAAGAAGAAACTGCTAGAAAAGCCAGAGAGGAAGCCACTAGAAAAGCTCAAGAGGAATCTGCTAGAAAAGCCAGAGAGGAAGCCACTAGAAAAGCTCAAGAGGAATCTGCTAGAAAAGCCAGAGAAGAGGCTGTTAGAAAATCTCAAGAAGAAGCCGCTAGAAAGACTCAAGAAGAAGCCGCTAGAAAAGCCAGAGAGGCAGCTGAAGCGGCTAGAAAAGCCAGAGAAGCTAGAGAAGCAGCTGAAGCCGCTAAGAAAGCTAAGGATGCAGAAGAAACTGCCAGAAAAGCCAGAGAGGCAGCTGAAGCTGCCAAGAAAGCTAAAGATGCGGAAGAAGCTGCCAAGAAAGCCAGAGAGGCAGCTGAAGCTGCCAGAAAAGCCAGAGAGGCAGCTGAGGCAGCTAAAAAGACCAGAGAAGCTGAAGAGACTGCTAAGAAAGCTAGAGAAGCCGCTGAATCGGCCAGAAAAGCCAGAGAGGCAGCTGAAGCGGCTAAGAAAGCGCGAGAAGTTGATAAAAGAAGAAATGATAGAACCACTGAAGAAGAAAAAGGTGTAAGAGCAGCTGGCGAAGCGGCGAAAAGAGAAGCTGATAGAAGGGCTAGAGAAGAAGCCACCAGAAAAGCCAGAGAAGAAGCTGCCAGAAAAAGTGCTGAGAGAGTTGAGAGAAAACCAGATCAACCACCTACAGCACAACCAGCAGCACCATCTGCACCACCGAGCGCAACAAGAGTGCCTTCAGCGCCAGCTGCAGCAGTTGCTATAGGTGCTCTTACTGGTACATCAGCAGTTATGAGTGCAATTGCTGGTGCAGAAGGTGGAAAAAAATATGACATTTCTTTCGGTGACGTTGTGATGAAAGATGGAACTTTAAAAAATAGACTTAGAGATAAACCAGGAGGCACATTTCTAAATTTAAAAACACCAGAAGAATGGTCAGAAGAAACTCTCGGAAAAAAGAAAAAGTTAACACAAATGACTTTAAAAGAAGTTTTGGAATTTACTAGATATCGTAGTAAAACTTGGCCAAGTTCTGGTGCAGTGGGAACATATGGTTTTATGCCGAGTACATTATTCGGGAAAAATTTTATGACAAATAATGATCCACAAAAATCTATTGGTGGAGAACTTAAAGCCTCTGGTATAATGGATTGGGATAAAACTCTATTCAATAAAGAAACACAAGATTTTTTGGCGGTACCCCTTTTACAAAGAAATTTGAGGACAATAAGTGCGGCTGGAGTACCCACTACGCCTGGTTGGGCTTATATGTCGTGGTATACTGGACCCGGCGGAGCAATTGCAGTATGGAAAGCCATACAATCGGGAAAAGGTAATGAAAAAGTTGGAAAAATATTATCAGATGCAAAAGTTCCTTGGGCACCAAATGTTAATCCAGAACTTGGTGCAGAAGAATTTAATGGTCCAGCAGGAAAACGTGTTAAAAATACTGCTTTAAATTTTCCTATTGTTTTGGAAAATAGATTAAAAGAAAAGGGTGGCTTACATATGTCACCCGAAGGCCTTCCAACAATTTTGCAACAAACGAATAATGGTCAGAAAGTGAGTGATGTATCTATGCAAAATTCGGACATGAGAAAAATGATGAACGCATCTTCATCATCAACAGTCGTCATAAATCAACAAAACACCGTGGCTGGAAACGCAACACAACAACAAAATAGAGATGTTGTCGATGACAGTTCACCATACTCAAGAAAGAGTAGAGCATAATGGCTACTAATTTAGATTACCAAAAAGCAAGTAGAATACGTGGCACAAGTTTTGCCGATCTTTTGTCGGATCAACTCTCTGGTGATTCAACAATTCGTGGTGCAATTAAAAAAACAATATCACTAAAAGCTCAAGCTAGAGTAAAAGGTATCAAAGAGAAATTTGATCCATTAAATATTGCAAAATTTTTAACTGGTGGATCAAGTTTAGGTCCTGCTTTACTTGGTAAACTCACTGGTCGTTCCGAAAAAGACATTCAATATTTCTCTGGTCGTATGCGACCAATTCGTGATAGAGGCACTGCATCCAGAATAGGTAAAGAACCTGGATCGGGAATGGGTGAAGGTACTAATGATATGCTGAGAAAAATATATTATCTGATGCAAGTTACTAGACAAGCAGACCTAGAAAGAAGTGATGCAGAGTTAAACTTTGCTGAAGAAAAGAAATTGGAAGCAGAAAAAAGACACAAAGAACTATTAAAGGTTCTGAGTTCTTTACGTTTGGGAACTGCAACAAAAGTTACTGAAGAAGAGAAAGGTTCTTCACTGTTAGAATTGCTTGGTGGTGCATCTGTGTTTTCAAGATTATTGAATGTGTTAAAGTGGTTTGCTAGCCCAGTTGGTCTTGCGTTATTGGGTGTGACTAGTCTTGTTGGGCTTATTGCTTTGTTGTCGGTTGGTTTGGATAGATTGGCCAAAAATAAAGCGAATGACAAGGCATTGAGCCCATTTGAAGCAAGAAATATTTTAGAAAATTCAAGTCCACGAGACATAGAGGCTTTTGGTGGCCGTGAATATTTGGAAGATATTGTAAAGAGTGGTAGACAACGTGCTGTAGAAGCATTGGCTATGCCAGAAAACACCGAAGAGGAAAAGGAAGCTAAGAGATTAACACTGTTGAACCTGGGTGGTGAGGATAAAGTCAGAAAAATTGAAGCGGACACAAAAGTTTATGAAGTTCCTGCGCCGCGAGCGCCTTTGCCAGGAACGGAAGGTAAACTTGAATTCACCAAAAAACAATTTATTGGAACAGGAACTGCAGCAAAAAGAAATGAAGAATTCTGGAACAAAAATTATGCTCCATATTATAATGATGATGGTACCAGAAAGACGGGTGTTGAACCTCCTGCAAGTGAACAAACTGCTCCCGCTCCAGTAGCACCAGCATCAGCAGCACCAGCATCAGCAGCACCAGCATCAGCATCTGCGCCGGCTCAGCCAGGTCGAATGGGTCAATTTAATCGCATGACTGGAGCATCTACAACTCCTGGAGTGACCGCTTCACCAGCACAAGCAGCACCAGCAGTGCCTGCAGCAGTTCCTGGAACAGGTTTGTCTTCTAGATTAAATGATGCAGTTAGTCAGAATCTGAATGTCAATTTGCCAATAACTAGAACCAGTAGTGGTCCAACTGTTGTCAATAATGTCAACAATGCTCAACAACGACAGATGCCACAAAAAATAGCAGATTTGAATACGATTGCTGTTAGAAATATAGATCCAACATTCATGCGACTAATTATGGACAACACAAGAGTCGTATAAACAAAAAACCCCGCACTAGGCGGGGTCGAACGAGGAGGATCAGTCCTGTTTAGTCTTCGTTTGCCAATTTGGAAAAGTAAGACATTTCATCATCATCAGCAGACACTTCAAAAGGTGCATCATCAGCAACAACTGGTTTCTTAGGACCAGAACGCATTTGTTCAACTGTAGTCTTTGCAGGTGCATCAGCACCACCAAGAACTTTATCCAAACGAGACTTCAGTTCATCATAAGACTTGAATTCTTTTTCGGAAACCAATTCACTTAGAGAGTGTTCAGATTTCCAAATCTTTTCAAGTTCCTCATCATCATCAAGAAGTGCAGAAGGTGACATGAATTCAGACTTATCATAGTTCTGATAACCAGCAACCTTGGTGATCTTCAACTTGAAGTTGGCACCTTTCCACAGATCAAAAGGATTGATTGCGGTTTCATCTTCAAACTGTGGGTTCATTGCTTCAGTGATCTTCTCGAAAATCTTTGCACCGAAACGATACAGTTTGACCTTACCCTCATTCTCTGGATGCTTAGGATCAGATACGATATAAACGTTTGCAACGTAATTCAGTTTACGTTTTTGTTTACGAACGATTTCTTTGTTGGCTTCGATGCCAGAATTCCACAGGCGACTATTGTGTTCACACACGGGGCACTGTTGATTCTTAGTTGTCAGGCAGTTATCGATCAGCCAGCCACCAGGTCCCTGAAAACCATGTGAATAGACTTTGATCCAAGGCAGACCATCATCACCATCAACAGCTGGTGCAGGTAGAAAACGAATGGTTGCCATGCCGTTGCCGGACTTATCAACTTCTGGTTTCCAGAAATTATCTTTGTCGGACTTACCTTCAGAAGAAGCGTTGAGTGCTTCGATGGCTTTAGTGAGTTTGTCCAGATTGCCGGACGATTTCTTCATATTAGCAAAATTGCTCATTGTATTTCCTTTTTAAACGGATTATTAACGGATTATCCACACGATTCATAACAAAAACGGATTATAACATGATAAAGAAACCATGTCAATAGTATTTAGGCATATTCTTTGATTGCCTCTTTAAATGTTTCTTTATATTTCGATTCATCGTAATGAATGAATGGTGTGTATTTCTCACACTTTCTTTTCCAGGTGGGCCAAATAATTGTATCAGAAATCTTTTTGTTCCACATTTCAAAAAAGCCCATCATGTGATTTAGTATGGACAAAGTTTCGATAGTCACCGCACCTTGCATAGTCTCATTCAACAGTAAAGGATACTGACCATCTTTCACTTTAATCATATCAGAACCGATAGAAACTTTGTCCATGAGGTACATTATATCTTCTTTGAATCGGTAATTCAAGCTCTGGTTTCTTTTCTGCCACATCTTGTAATTTTCTTCACCTTCTACACCAGTTATATCACCAATCCAGTTTACGTCTTTAACCAAGAAATTGGCAATATAGAAATTCAACAGCTCTTCGTTTCTATATTTTCTGGATAGTTTATAGAACGAATACTTGTCTTTTCGATTGGCAAAGTTCTGCTTGGTAACGTTTGACTTGCCGTTATACCTAAAAAAATCGTAAGAATCAGAAGTAAAATGAAGTTTAATGCTGTTAAACATCATAAATGCTTCAAAACCTGTGGTATTTGTCATAACAAATTATAAATAGGTGTGGATCGCCAGACTCTCACCTCCGCATCCACTCTAACATTGTAAAGGAATGTCAGCATGAATATTTATTCTTTCGATAAAAAAATTGATAACTCATTATCGCAACTTTTCGGTGTAAGCATGTGTTTTGATTATTCTGAACCGGATATTGTCGAAAATAATAAAACTTTTATACCTTGGAATAAAGGTAAAAAAGGAATTTATTCGGATGAACACAGGAAAAGTATATCTGATAGACAAAAATGCCAAAAATATAGACTGAACAAAAAGCACACCAATGAAACAAAATTGAAGATAAGTGAATCATCTTTGAAACGAGATCACTCATATAAAAATAAAAAAGTTTGTACACCACTGGGTTCTTTCGATTCGATTTCTTCAGCAGCAAGGGCGCATGACCGTAGTTGCAGTTGGATGACCAAAAAAATGAAAACGAATATGAAGGAATTCTTCATACGTTAGAATCATAGTGGCAATTTAGCACTCTTCTTCAGCATGTTAAGTGATTCTGCCTCTTCTCTCAGTTTGCTTTTAAGAGAGTTTGAGATAAGGGTAGAAG